GGTCCGAGTGTACCGCACGGATGCGCGCGTCGCCTCTCGCGTGCTGGGGCCGGGCGCGAGGTGGAAGTGGACCCCCTCTTCCCCGGGTCTGTATTATGCAACGGCAAGAATCTGCTCGGCTGGGACATGCTCCGGCTGGGTCTCAAGGGAAAATAATGCGTGGCTGTACCACGCTGACTGAGGGCTCGATGAATGGCTCAGGAAGAAGTACGCGCTCCGGCTGGGGCGCGAGATTTCCGTTTCGCTGGAAACGCGAACCTGTACGCGGAGGGGAACAAGGTCGCCGGGTATGACGCGCAGGCTTGCGAGTGGAACCTCGTCATCGACGGGATCCATGTGGGCATCACGAAGCTGATCGAGAAACTGGAGGAGACGAAGCGCGCCCTTGAGGTCCTCCGGATGTCCCGTGTCGAGGGATGAGGAGCGCCGCCGTGAGGCGCAGAGGCTCATGCTCGCGGAGGCTTCTAGGCTGGCCCGGGTTCTGGAGGAGCTGCACTCTTCCATCGAGGGGCTGGGCAAGGTAGCCGCCGCTCTGGCAGAGGCCGCGGGTGCCGTCAGTAAGTGAACACGAGCGCCGCCTCCGGGAGCTTCCGTGCATCGTCTCGGAGCGCCGGCCGGTAACGCTTCACCACTGCCACGGTGGATCACTCAAGGGTCTGGGCTGGCATGTCGGGATGGCGCAGCGCCAGAACCCGTTCCTTCAGATCCCGCTGCACGCCGAGTTCCATATCGGATCCCGGGGGATAGACAGCGGAACCGGAGTGGTGACGTGGGAGAATCGGTATGGCTCGCAGCTTGACCACCTCCGGGAAGTTGACCAGATCCTCAGCTACGAGGAGTCGATCTTCGTCCTCGCCCGCCGCTGGGAGTTCGAGCACCGGAGCAAGAGCGGCGCGCGTCCGGTCGACGAAGACGACGATCCGGGGAGTGAAGCTCGACTCGGCGGGGGAAGCGAAGAGGTACGTTGAACTCCTCGCGATGGAGTCGGCCGGCGAGATCCGGAACCTCCGGGTCCATACTCCCACGAAGCTGATGTGCGGCGATCGCCCGATCCTGATCCGCAGCGAGCGGTACAAGGTCGGGCGGCACGCAGTCTATACGGACGACTTCAGGTATGAGGAGCGCGGCCCCGATGGCTGGGCGCTCGTGGTTGAAGACTTCAAGGGGTGGGACATGCCGGAGGCTCGCTTCCGCCGGGCGGTCTTCGAGGCTATGACCGGGATCCCAGTGCGGCTGACTCGATAAGGAGTAACGCGGGGGCTTTCGCCCCCGGTCAGGTTTACGCCGCTTCCATCATCTTCAGGCAGGTTGCCAGAGCGTGCTGCTTTCGCACGTTGCCAGAAGCGAAGGTTGCGGAGTCGAAGCGATTGCCGGAGTTCGCTGCCGGTGCGAGGTGATCCTGATAGTAGGTCACTGCATTCAGCAGGCCGAACGCGGTCCCGTTCGCCGAGGTCATGTGAGCGCCCGGGCCTTGCTTGTAGGCTTGAATGTACTGCTTGACCACTCGGCTCGGCTCCGGGAACGTGACGATCGTGCCGTTCTCGCCGTTCCGCACGATGCCGTCGCCTTGCCCTGCGATGGTGTAGAAGAACTCCAGCGCTTGCTCCGGGGTCACCGTGAAGCGGGCGAGGTTCTCCATGTTCCGCTTGTACTCCATCCACGCGGCCTCGTTCAGCCCGAGCTTGCCGTGCGCCGCGGTGATGTCGAACTCCTGATTGTGGGGAACCGAGTAGCGCCCTGCGGACTCACCCGACTCGTAGGCACCAGCGTAGGTCATGGTGTTATTGCAGACCACGCGGACCGTGGTGAGCATTGCCTGCGTCGCCATGGCTGCGTCGTAGGACGTTGCCATCAGGACGTAGGGCTTGACCTCGTCTTGCCCATGCAGAACGAAGGTGTCGTCCATCCGGCCCAGTGCCCAGATCCGCTTGCCACCCTTGAGCGCGCCGGCCACTTCCATCGTCAGACCTTGCTGGCCCATGAGTTCGTTGAAGAACCCGAAGACCTTCGAGGGCTGGGCGACGACGTAGCGATCCGAGACGATCGAGAGCATGTCGTAGGTGTCCGAGCGGAGCAGCGCCTTGCGGGACGGGACCTGAACGGTTCCGACCTTGCCGGCCGGGACCATCGGGATCGTGCCGAGGTGCTTCTGCTCGATCGTGTACTGGACAGGAGCCGAGATCACTTCCCAGTCGAGGCCGGCGGCCTTGCGGAAGTCATCCGGGGTTGCGGTCGGGGACATCTTCTCACCGTACCCATGCCACGGGGTTTGCCCTGCGTATGCGATCGCTGCGCGGCCGGTGGTGAAGTCGAGTTCGTGTGCCATTTTTTCTCTCCGGGTTATGTGTCTGTCGTTTGACAGTGGAGCCATTCTGACTGACCGGGTCAGCCATGTCAACACCCTTTGAGAAAATAGTTTCACTGTCCAGCGGATGCTCTGCGCCGATCCCTTCCGGCCTCGCGCTTCCTGACCTTCTCCAGCTCAGCGACCAGCGCAGCCATGCGGATCTTCGGCATTGCGCGCCAGCCTTCGTTCTTCTTGCCGTCGATGTACTCAGGCAGGAGCCACCGATCCACAGTGCTCTTTCCCGAGCACATGGTCATCTCCGCCACACGAGCCCGCGTCAGCTTGTGGGCGATCATCAGGATCTTCAGCTTGCTGTTCGTCGTTTCCATTCAGGTATCCATGCGGCCCCGAGGGCGAGCCGCTGTTGCGCGTGGCTACTTGTTGAGCATTCGGTCAAGCATCATCAGGGCAGTGGACAGATCCGACGCTACCTTTGCGCTCGCGTCGTACCCCTGTTGCACGATAGTCCGAACCACCCCGAGGAGGGCAGCATCCGGCGATGCCGGGCGGATGGTTCCTTCGAGCCCCAGCATTGCGGAGAATCTGCCCAGAAGATCCTCTCGATCTTCGACCGGCATCCCCCGAACCATCCCTTCGATCAGCCTTCGATCTTCATCATCCATCAACCTTCTCCCGCTCACTGTGCCGGATAACCCGGCGGATACCGAGTGCGCTCGCAACCTCCGCGGTGCACCCGAAGTCTTTCGCCGCGGTCTTGAACCGCCGAATAGCTGCCGGCAGGGATGCGGTGATGATCTCGGTTGTGGCTCGGTCATCCTCTGATCCGATAGCGACCCGCTCCACCTTCAGCCCCGCCGAGTTCATGAACAGGCACCGCCTGTACTTCCGTTCGACGCTCAGCTCGATGCCATGTCGAACGCCTTCATCCGTTCTGATCCTGATTGCTCTCATTCTCTTTCTCGTCGTGCGTGGGATTACGCCGACGTATTATAAGCTGACAGAGTCATCCTTGTCAAGCGGCGCATTTCTGACGGGTGCCGCGTTGCACTTCGGCCCGGGGCACTTTCGCCTGTTGAGGAAGTGGTCCTTCCTCTCGTGGACGACGGTCCCGCATGAGAGGCATTTCGCCCGGACGTGCGTTCGCTTTCTGGTGGGGGTCGGCACATAGGTCAGACCCATCACCTTCCATCCCGCCTTGTGTACTTCTTCGTGATCCATTCGGGCCTCGCCTTTATCGGGGCCGCAGGGTAGCTGACTGCGGAAGCTCATGTCAACGCGCCGGAAGTGTGGCATCATGCCGAGGTGCGAGCCATACTCCTGATTCACAACTCGGACCCGGACGCGGATGCTTTCAGCTACCCGCTCTGGTTCCATGTCGACATCAACGTATGGCCGCCGCCCCTCCGCCTTCTCGGTCGTGAGTTCGATAAGCGTCTCACCGGGACGTTCGAGTTGAGGGATGCAACGGACGAAACTGGGAGCGGAGCCGGTGTGCTGATCGCTCGTTACGTCCTCAGAGCGGATGACGACTACCTGCGGCTATGCGAGTACGCGGGTCGGGAGAGGTTGAGCCGGGATGGATAGTCGAAGGATTGCTTTCTGCGTTCAGCTGGCGGCCGGGAAATCGGCTCAGGTGTCCGCGAGAACCGCTGGTTACTCGGAGTCGTATGCGATCTCGAAGGCGTATCAGCTTGCCCGGGATCCTGATGTTATGGAGATGGTCCACGAGCTGCGCGAGAGGGCGAAGCCGGAGCTTGCCCTTGAAGCGGCTGCCGTCGTCAACGAGATAGGCGCGATCGCGCTGGTGAACCCGATCGACTATCTCATCAAGGAGACGAGGGACGGGGTCGACTGCTACCGATGGAAGAAGCCCGAAGAGCTTAGCCCGATGCAGCGCGCCGCCGTGAAGTCTGTCCGCCTGAAGGACAACATGGTTGAGAAGGACGACGGGGTTACCATCCGGAAGATGCTCGTCTCTCAGGAGTATTCGTACACGCTCCACGGGAAGGCGCAGGCGCTCGAAATGCTGGGCAAGCACTTCGGGATCTTCACCGAGGACTCCGGCCCCGGGGTCGTCACCGACGAGTTCACTCACATGCCTCACGAGAAGATGGTGCAGGCGATGAATTTCCTGAAGGATCTGAGGCAGGAGGAGGCCGAGGAATGAAGTGCTACCTGATGATCGAGGACACCCCGAGCGGGATCGCTTTCGCAGCAGACTGGGGGGTTCCGGTGGAGGATCTTCCCCATGACGTGAACGATCTGACCGAGGCGCAGTATTCGGTTCATCGGTTCATGGTGGTGCTTCGTGGCTCGGAGAACCCTATCGAACTCGCGAAAGCTCAGGCAGAATCCCGCACGAAGATCGTCCTACCATTTGAGGGTTGAAGCATGGCAACGAAGAAAGCGTCCACAGTGGCATCGAAAGGCGGCGCTCCGAAGGATGCGAGCCTCCCGTCTGGCCGCCGGCACCACCTCCCGGAAGCGGGCAGCTCGAAGCCGACGAACAAGCGCAACAAGAAGTAGAGCATGAAGAACCTCGTCTTCGGAGACGTGATCTCTATGCTCTGGGACGGACACCATCTCGCCCGCGAGGGGTGGAATGGCGTCGCGTCCGGGCGCTCGATGTGGATCGAGCTACAGGTCCCTGATTCTCACTCGAAGATGACTCGTCCGTACATCTTCATGAGCACGGACGGCGATCGCATCCCGTGGGTCGCGTCGCACTCCGACATGCTCGCGCGCGACTGGTTCGTGGTCGAGTGAAAATCCGGTGGGGCAAGGTTCGCTGGCACATCGACCTGCATCATGAGAAATGGCAGTGGGTCAGCTACGGTGATCACGGCGTTCGCGGGCCATTCCTGATCCGGCGGGTCCAGCGTGGCTAGGCTGACCGACTCCCGAGGGGGATGGTTCCCTGATCGAGTCGAGTGGGCGATCGCTCTGGGACGCCTGCCGGGATGGTCGGTGTTCCGCAAGTTCGGCATGAACGACAACATCGACGTGGGCACAGAGGACATCTGGCCGTTCGGAGGGTTGTACACATTCCCGGCTGCGGCAGCTCAGGTCTCTCTGGTGTCGTCGAGCGCTCAGGACGCGGCTGCCGGAACTGGCGTCGCCACCGTCCGGATAGAGGGTCTATCCGCAACGTATGCCGAGCAGTCCGAGACCGTGGCGCTCACCGGGATCACCCCGGTTCTCACGTCTCTCAGCTATCTCAGGGTCAACGCTCTTTACGCGCTTGCCCCGGGCAGCGGAAGCACCACCTCTCTGAACGCCGGCAGCGTCACCGGGACCATCTCTGGAACAACTGCCGTCTATATGGAGGTGAACGAGGGGTACTCGCACCAGCTGATCTATACGGTGCCGCTCGGGAAGACCCTCCTCGTGACGGGGTATGATTTCGTTGTCGGCATAGACACTGGCGCAACGAAAACCCTTCAGCACATGCTTCAGGTGCGCGCGTTCGGTGAGTCGTGGCGAGCGCTGGCAGATGTTTTCTTGTCGGCCCGGCAGTATCGTGGGCACGGGAATGGGGATCTCATTCAGGAAAAGTCTGACTGCCGAGCGAGGGGCAAGTCGACAGCGAACAGCGTGCCTGTTTCGACCTCTGTATATGGCTTGCTCATCGACAGCTCGGTGATCTCCGCTCTCTGACTTGCCTGCCTTCCCGCGAGGTGATACATTCCCTTCTCGTGGTAATGCAGGGGAGTTCACATGCTGACCGTCACTCGCGTCTCTATTCCGATAACTCAAGACAGTCTCACGATTCCGCAGATGGATGCGCTCTCGGGCGAATATCCAGCGATTGAATTCTCGGCAGACATAGCTACCCCGCCGGATAGCTTCTCAAGACGGTCATCAATATCGAACCGGGCTATGCACCTCAAGGCCCCGTTCAGCCCGGACGCTACTCCCTCGTGGGTCATGCACTTGCTGTCTGTCCTCGATCCATCCATGCGCCTCTACATGCTGGGTGGGGCTTTTGAAAGCTCTCGATTGCTTCTATCGGATTCGGTGGTTCGATCCCGTCTTGCGGCTCATCACACGGTCATCGAGGCAGCTCCGCACACGATAGACGCAGCCTATCGGATCGCTGGAAACGCGGACAATATATCAATCATCGTTCGGGCGGGGGCTCTCTCGGATTGCATCCCTTCGATCAGGGGCGGCGTTCGTCTCGGGATAATGGGAGTTACGCCTGACAACATTGCCGGGTCCATGGCGCAGCTGGAGCGGGTGAGCCCGTGGCGTGGCGGATACACGTTCATCCGTGCCGATCACGACTGGATCCATGCCGAGGGCGAGCACAAGGTTCTCGATCGCGTCTGGGCATTCATGGGGGCGGCAGAGGAGTTCATGGCGACCCCCGAAAGCAATCGCATGGGGTGGGCAGTATGAGGAAGAAAGCGCAGTGTCGAGCGCTGGTGAAATCCGGGAAGCATCAGTGCCCGCGGAGCGCCGTCTCTCCTTCGAGGTTCTGTACGATTCACGACCCGAACTATCTGTCGGCGCGGCTCAAGGCCGAGGCGGCATTCTCTGGCATGGTCTCGAAGGCCCGGTATGCGAGGCTCCTGAATCTGGTGACGGACATCTCGAAGGGGAAGGTCCCATGCCCGGAGGCAGCTTGCCGGGAGCTTCTGTCGTGAGCGAGAGGAGGCACGGGCACTACTTCAAGCATGTCGAGTTCATCGACGAGATCGACGTGTATCGGGTCTGTGATCTCTTCGGGGTCAAGGACTCGGCGATCGCTCATGCCATCAAGAAGTTGCTCTTGCCCGGCGGGCGCGGTGCTGGGAAGGGGATGATCGACGACGTTCGAGAGGCGCGCGATACGCTGAATCGCCGGCTGGAGATGTGGGAGGAGGATGCCCGGGTCTCTGAGAAAATGTTTTCGAGAGGCGTTGACATGGCTGACTGAGTCAGCTATCGTTCCATCTCGCTCGGCACTCCAGCCGGAAGCACAGAGAGAGAAGATCATGGAATTGTCAGTGCAGGAAAAGCTCGCGGATGCCTACATCGAACAAGTCAACGCCCGCGGCGGGATGTTGAGCCTCGGGGACTTCCTGTTCGGGAGGGGGCGGTTCGATCCGAAGGATTCAGAGATGACGGATCAGCTTAGCGCTGTTCGATCGCTCGCCTCGCAGCGGGCGTTCGGCGCGCGGGTGGATACGATCACCTCTGCCCTCGAAGCGATAGTTGACAAGTCTCTCGTGGAGACCGAGTGGCGCGGGGAGACCTGTGTTATCCGCGTGCGGAACCCGAGCTACACGGTGGTTGCGAATCCGCGCCCCCATGAGCACTACAACCAGAATCAGGTCGGGCTCGTGAACGGTCTTATCGGCAAGATCGAGGCGCAGTTCTCCTATCGTTACGATACCGAGTACGAGTACCAGTTCATCGGGACCCCGAAGAAGGCGCGCGGGTATGACGCATCCCGCCGAACGACGAAGATGGTGTCTCTGGTCCGGGCCATTGCTGAGCAACTTCGGCTCCCGAAGACCGAGGAACTCGATGCCGCTCGCCAGAAGGTTAGCGTCGATGCCGCGCTGAATCGGGTGTGGAAGTGGGAGCGTCAGCGAGATGAGTGCCTCGGTCGGGAGACGGCGGCGAAGCTGATGGATCTTCTGCTCGCGTCGAACGTGGCGATTCCCGACGATCTTCGGGGCAAGGTGAACGACTACATCGACGCGGACTCCGGTCTTCGCCGGGCTCAGTCTCAGCTGCGAGCCGCGGAGAATGGTGCATGATCACCTCGGAAGCGGGGGTGCTGGCGTTCTTCGATGCGGGCACCCGGGATGAGGCGGAGCGTGCGATCTACAAGAGCACGGAATGCGGCGCGTGGCTGAAGTTCTCGCGGGATGGGGTGTCTGTCGGCTCGATCGTCGAGGGGTCTGGCGCGGAGGCCGGGCCTATCTGGCTCGGGTATGCGGATGGGTTCACGAAGGACGATCTTCAGCTCGCGATCGACGAGATCGAGTCGGTCGCAGACGTGCTCTGGATCGAGGCGAACGTGGACGAGGGGGATGAGGTATGACATTCACCGAGCTTCCCGCGGTAGGGGACCGGGTGCCGTCGTGGTTCTCGGATCAGCCGGACGGCATGAGCATCGTGCTGATGGTCTATCCGTACCGGGGGCGATACGCCGAGTGGTTCGATTACGTGGTCAGGCTTTCCGCTCCGAGAACGAGGCAGGGGTTCATGGAGGTCTGCGCGAAGGTGGTTAGGCAGGAGGTGGCGGAGTGATCGTACCGGATGAGATCTGGGCGTGGATGATACAGGGATCCGGAGTGACTACCGCGGGGTGGTGGTCGACGACGGCGCAGGTTCCCGGGGCGGCTCGGTATCGCCGCGCTCCGTGGCTGCCGGAGGATCTCGTGGAGCGGCTGCGTGGCGCGGTGGAAGATGGGTTCGACGATCAGGACGCACACTCGATTCTGAGCGACATCCTCGCATGGCACGAAGGGGTAAAGGAGAAGAAGGATGAGTGACGCACTGACGTTGGATTACTGGCGGGGGCAATGCGTAGCTGTGATGGCAGAACTTGCGAGCCTACGTGGAGAGCGGGACGCGCTGCGGATACCTGCCGAGTTGGCGGAGCGGGTGCGTTGCGCGGTGGAGGATGGGTTTGACGATCAGGATGCACACTCGATTCTGAGCGACATCCTAGAGGTCATCGGGGAGCTTGAAAAGAGTAGTTGACGGGGATGACTCTGTCAGCTACAGTCCTATCTCGATACGGCAATCCAGCCGATCAAGGCGAGAAAGAATCATGAAGATCCGCACTGATAAAGAATACGTCCTCGCGCTCCGCGCCATGTACGAGTATGCCGACGTGAAGGCTGCCATCGAGAAGGCCGAAGGAAATCGGTACTTGTCGTGGAGCTGCGATCGGAAGGCTTTCAAGGAAAGCTACGACATTCTTGCCGAGAGCTGGGGCGTGAAAGAGGAGCGCCTTGTCGACGCCGAGGCTTGCGCTGAGATCGCTCGGGGCGGCGTCGATCTGATCGGGATGAACGAGGCCGAGGGGATCGCGGCTCAGCAGGAGCGCTCCGCGGTCAAGCTCTCGGTAGAGGGCGACCCGGATGTGGTGATCGGGAGCCATAGCTTCACCGTCGAGCCGTGCTTCGTGAGCCCGAACGGGACGGGTGCGATCCTCAAGAAAAGCCGTGGCTACTTCATTAAGCATCCGGCGCTTCCGTTGACGGCGATCTGGCAGCCGAGCAAGGCATCCGTTGCGAAGTTCATCGCCGGGCACCTTCGCGGAAGTTCGCTTCAGTCTCTCAAGATTCAGGCATGGGAGGCTGCGCGGCGATGAAGATGCGGCTGATGCAGGAGTTTCGGAAGAACCCGCCCGTGACCTCGGACACCACGCTGAAGGTGGCATACGAGCTGGGGTTCAAGGGTGGGGCTCCGTGCCCCTACGAGAGCGGAAGCGTTAGGGAGGCGGCATTCGTCGCTGGACGGTTCAACGGCGCGGCACATCGGAACGAGTGCCGAGAGATGGGGAGAGCGACATGAGCGAAGTTGAACAGATGGTCTACTGGATCGGTGCTGATGGTCGCATCGACATGGACTGCGATATCGCCCCGCCGGCCACTCCGCAAGAGGCGCTTCGGATGGCGATCACGATTCTCCAGACTCCGGAGCTGCGCTGCCGTGGCGCGTATGCCCGGGACATCTACTCGCACCACACCGACCCATGCGCGGCGGATGCCGTGAGCTGGGCGGACTATGGCGCGCTGTCCCGTGTCTGCCGGGAGCGTCCGGACGGGGAGCCGACCGCGGTCTACTACCCGGCCGAGGCTGCGCTTCAGGTCGAGATGGGGAAGAGCGCGACGCAGGGCAGGGAGCTGATCGAGCCCGATATGGTTGTCGAGGAAGTGATCCGGGCCATGGAGGCCGCGATCGACCGGCTGAACCGTGAGTCTGTCGACGAGGATGAGCTTCGGCATCTGGTGGTCCGGCTGCGCTCGGCGGCTCAGACTCTTCACGGGTCGTCGCGTCCGTCGGCGCAGTTCCGCGAGGATCTGAATGCGGACATCTTCATGGCGGCAACGTACATCGAGACCCTCCTTCCGAAGCTGGCTCCGGTGTAGGAAGAGGAGGAGGCATCATGAGCGCGCCGCCGGAGCGGATCTTTCTACAGTGGCTCGGAGATGTGGTCGACGAGGGGGAGCGCGCTGAGCTGGAGGCCGACCCCGACTTTACCGCATTCGAGACGAGCTACTCGGTCGACCGGGTATTCCCCGCCGACTATGAGTACGTTCTTCGTGATAGCGCCCACAGGGGCACGCATTGCGCTTGCCGATTCGATGACGACGATAGGCCGGTCAAGCAGTGCGGGATTCACGCGCGGGCTCAGAGGGATGCCGATCGTCTTCGGGGCGCTCTCCGTCACATTGACGCGCTATTGAACACCGCCCATCAGGGGATGACCGCAGCGTGGCTTCGGCTCCAGATCTCAGAGGTTTCCGCCATCTGGAAGGTGTCTCATGAGTGACACTCCGCTCGGTAGACTGAGGCCCGAAATAGTCGTGGAGGAGTTCTCGAAGCTGGAGGCGGAGATCGCTCGGCTGCGGGAGGACGTTGCGAACCGGACGAGCGACAAGGTGCTGGAACTGCTGGCTAGAAACTACGCTCTTACGGCTCATGCGTATCGGCTGCGCGACCACCTATCGGCAATCCGGAGAGTTGTAGACGAGCAGGCCGCCGACGCGGGCCTCTGGTTCGTGGCTGATATCGTGACAGAGAGCCATCTGCAAGCAGCGCTGAGACGGCTTCATGGAGTGATTGAGGCGGAGAAGTAGGATGAGTGACCGAGATGAGATCGACGCTGCATGGGCAGACCACTCGCTACGGTCCGAAGTGCTTCGGCTGCGGGAGGAGCGGGACAAAGCGCAGGCAAACTATAAGTTCATGGTAGATCGTGCGGCAGATGAAAAGCTCGAAGGCTATCGAGAGCTTGCTCAAAAAGTGGCGGATCGAGAGGCCGAGATCGAGCGGCTGCGGGCCGAACTTGAGGCATACCGCAAGATCGCACGTAACAGCAATGGCGTTGCCGGATGGCATCTCAATGGAGACATAGCAACGTGGGAAGAGTTGGGGATAGAGAGATGAGCGAGCCGTGCAAGCACGGGATTAAGGGTAGGTGCCCGGCGTGCGAGTTCGAGAAGACTCCGCCGAGCAATCGGACCCCTCGGAACCCGAAGAGCCGGAACGCGAGGAAGAAGCGATGAGGATGAGTGAGAGTGGCGAACTGAAATCCACGCCGGTTTGTCCACATTGCGGGCACGTTGAGCGGGACGCATGGGAGATGGACTTCGGCCCCGGGTTTGAGGGAGAGATTGAGACGGATTGCGGGTCGTGCGGGCGCGAGTATATCGTTTCGCGGATCGTGCATGTGTCGTACAAGTCGGCTGTATTGCAGGAGATGGGAGATGGTTCCTGATTCATGGGGCAGGGGTGGCGGGATCAAGTTCTGGGAATGCGATCCGGAAGCTGAGACGCTGAGGCATAGGACGATAGCGGACGCGATCGACGCCATGCTCGAAGATGGTGACGGTCCGAGGCCGGAGACCGTGAGGGTCTATGGGTACGTTCCGGAGTCGATCGGGTCTATCTCGTGGGCTCGTCCGCTGGAGAGCGTGCTGGAAGAGCTGGACGATGAATACGGTGGCGAGGACCCGGCTGACCCGACCCCGGCGATGATCGCGGCGGAGGCGGCGTTCCTCGCGGTCATCGCGGCGGAATACACCGTCTGGCGGTGCGAGCACGTCGAGACGATCACGGCGACGATCGCGGACTACCTGCCGGGCGATCCAGCCATTCCGGAGGGCATGATCTCCATTGATCAGGCGACAGCGCTTCTGGGTCTCGTGGGGAATCCGACGGTGCACTGGCGGCTGGGCACTCAGATCTCCGAGGTCTGGAAGAGGAAAGGGGGTGAGCCGCATCGGGCGATCCTGCCGAAGACCGATCCGAATGCGCTCGTGAAGGCTGGGCACAGCAAGCGCATCTACCCGAGGCGGTTCTTGCTTGAACAGGTGGCGCGGCTTCACTTCGAGACATCTTCTCAGGGCGAGCTGTGGCCGGTGGATCTGAGCGGGGAGGAGCCGTGGTGATCAGGTGGTGGAGACGGGGAAGGGGCGATAGGTGTGAGTGCGGCGCTCACCTTCGGACGGTCTGGAACTTCGCGACGTGCCCGGTATGCGAGAAGCTGGCGCTGCGGAAGCGGGTTGAGTGGCTGGAGGCCGAGCTTGAGAGGGCGGACAAGATCCGAGAGGCTGATCTGGCGTTCTACAAGCTCACGGTAGCGCAGCGGGATCTGGCATGGAGACAGCTCGAATGGTGCGGGAAGGACAACGCCGAATTGCTCGGAAAGCTGGGGGCTCGGGATGAAAGGTGAGGAGTGGGTCCGTGAGCTGACCATGAGACAGCTGGCGAAGATGCTTGTGGATGGGGGCGAGGTGGACCGGCGCGCGGTGCGGCTGAAGACGTTCGTCGCTTTCCAGCGGGCTCAGTGGGCTTCGGATGAGCTGGACGCAATCTTCGAGGGCAAGGTTCTGGAGGAGGCTCGGCAGAATCAGATCACCGGCAGCGGGCCATGACTCGGAGGGTCGGCCGGCTGGAGCAGATCTCGGAGTGGTACACGCGGATCCCGCGGCAGGATGGGACCCCGGGATTCCGGCTGCGCCGGCACTCGGCCTACTTCACCCCGCTGAACTCGTGCGAGGGTTGCGGGCGGTTAGGGGCTCCATTCATGGTTCGGGATCGGTTCGACATCTACTACCGCGACGAGGCCCGATCGCCCGTCTTCTGCATGGGGTGCTGGAACAAGGCGCGGCCGGTCTACCGGAGGCGGGAGGAGCTGCGGGCGCTGGGCAAGCTGGCCCGGAAACTGATCAAGGGAGTATGGAGTGAGCAAGGGAAAGACGACGGAGGATCTGCGGGCGATCCTGTTCGACGCGATCGACTCGGTCAAGACAGGGAAGATGTCGGTGCAGGAGGGGCGCGAGGTCGGGAATCTGGCCGGTCGCATCATCGAGACGGCAGATCTGGAGCTTCGATGGTCGCTCGCGGTGTCGAAGCTGGACAAGGATGACCAGAAGGTAACGCCGGGGGCGGTGCCCCTGACGAAGATGATTGTTCCGAAACTGGGAGATGACAATGGATCCGATTCAGGCTGATGAGGTCGTGATCAGGGGGATAGCCTCGTTCCGTCGCGAGGTGATCGGGGAGTGCATTATGGACTGCCGGACTCGCGCAGCGATCGCCGAGGCCGCGCTCGCGACGATCCCGAGCGCGGAGGTTGTTACCCGGGAGATCGTCAGGGCGAGAATCACCGGGATCTATTCCTGCGTCGAATCGCTGGAGCGGCTCAAGGAATCCGGCGGCGGGAGCAGGTCCATGGAGATCGCCATTCAGTTCATTGTCCGCCCCGTGGCGGCTCTCTCCGGGGCTGCGAGGGGCGTTCTGAGCCGATGGGATACTCCGGCATGGAAGGAGGCGGAGCCCGCCGCGGAGGCCATGGAGCGGCTGAGAAAGGCCCTATCCGATGTATCGTAAGCCAGAGGATCGGCGTCGCGGGCCGGAGGTTCGCCGGCTGAAGGAGCATGTCCGCCGGCTGGAGCTGTGGCTGATCGGGATCTCGCTGCTCGCGACGGCGGTGATACTAGCCTCGAATTTGCCGAACATACTTTAGGGGGTTACATGAAGGCGTCCGAGATGTTTCTCAGCAAGACCGGGGATCTGATCCTGCCGAGGGAGTGGAAGGATCACCCGGACAATTACGCGCTTCAGGTCGCCATGGCTCCCGATGTCGTGGGGTATGCCCGGCATCTGGAGCGGCAAGTCCGGGATCTCACGGGCCAGATCCAGACGCTTCGGCTGATCTCGATCTGCTTGAGCACTCTATCCGTGGTCGTCATGATCATGTGGGGCTTCGGGGTGGCACCATGACCATCGTCGTATCTGCGGATCCGTCATGCCGGGTCACGTCTAGTGAGATCGACAAGAAGATCCGGATCACGAAGCCGCGCGCCGAGTGCGTGACCTGTGGGGCAGTATTCGCCACCCATTTCCAGTACCGATCCTGTTACGCTTGCAACACGGGCGATCGGGCCGAAAGGGCGGCGCGCAGGACCTCCGATCTACTGGAGGCGGCGTCGGCGCTCCGGGGGATCGCGGCCCGGAAGGCAGAGATCAAGGCCGAGGCTGCGGCTCGCGCGGCTCGGGAGAAGGCGAAGCTCAGGAAGGAGGGGCGATGATCCCGGATACGAAAGACTTCAAGAAGCTGGGCGACTGGCTGGCTGCCGAGACCGGGAAGCGCGCCGGGGAAGCACTGGCAGATCTCCTCCGGGAGAGAGAAGACTTCCGGGGGAGGATCGCAGCCCACATCGTAGAGCGAGAAGACCTCATGAAGCAGGTCACGGCGCTGGAGGCTGCGCTCCGGGGTGGTAAGATAGCCCAGCAAGAAGGGTAAGGATCATGGCGGCAGCGGACAGAAGCCGGAAGTCGAAGACGATGAAGCGCGCAGGGAAGGCGGCGCGGGCGAAGTGTCTGGAGCCGGCCCGGATTCGGCGGGCGGTGTCAGGTAAGAGGGGACGAGGAAGATGATCGGTTTAATCGGTTTCGCGCTCACGGTGTTCGTGGGGATCCTGATCGGCGGGGTGTGGGTGCGGAACAGCCCGGCCATCTGGCTGGACAGGTTCTTCGATGGGGTGGAGGCGCGCATCGTGCTCGTCCTCTCATGGTTCGGAGTCAAGGGGATCTGGGACGATGAATAGGGCAGTAGACGCGGTCAGGAAGGCGCTGGGGCGGCAGGCTCCTACGTCCGAGAAGAAGACGCAGGCGCGGATGGAAGCCATGCAGGGCAAGGGCTACATGGTCGAGACCCGCAAGAGCGCGGCCGGCGTGGAGTACCGGAAGGTGCACGCCATCGGGAGGTACGTGGCCTACTCTAGTGGTGGCCCGGTGATGCGAACGGCGAATGGCTACGTGCCGTATAGCTACCAGCCCGAAAGGCACAAGACCCCGCTCTGATGGATGAAGTCGTCTCAGCCCGGGGTAGTCTGACTGGGCTTCAGATCGAGTTCATGCGGCGGGAGTTCCGGGCGTTCATCCCGGAAGCGTGGAAGATCGTGGAGCCGGGAGCGCCGTTCGTGGGCGGCCGGCACATCGACGCAATCGCGGATCACCTCACCTTCGTCTCGCTCGGGGACATCTCCGATCTCGTCATCAACGTCCCGCCGCGGCACTCGAAGAGCACGATCGTCGCCGTCATGTGGCCGGCGTGGGAGTGGACATGGCGGCCGAGCGTCCAGTGGTTGTTCGCCACCTACGCGCAATCCCTGACAATCCGCGACTCGGTGAAGTGCCGGCGGCTGATCGCTTCCCCGTGGTACAAGCATCGGTGGGGGAACGTATTCAAGCTGACCGGGGACCAGAACCAGAAGCAGCGGTTCGATAACACGGCGAACGGGTACAGGCTGGCGACATCCGTCGGTGGCACGGCGACCGGGGAAGGCGGGGACCGGATCGTGGTCGACGACGCCCACAACATGATCGAGATCGAGTCCGACGTTATCCGGGAGGGGGTGGTCAACTGGTGGCGGAATGCCATGAGCACCCGGGGGAACAATCCGAAGACGGTCGGGCGGGTGATCGTGGGGCAGAGGGGTCACCATCTGGATCTCCCGGGGTACGCGCTGAGCACGGGGAACTGGGTTCATCTGAACCTTCCCGGGTACTTCGAGCCGACGAAGCGCTGCCGGACCTACGCGAAGAAGAGCGGGTCGGAGCGGAACCCATACACCCAGCCACCCGCGAACGTCGACCGCTTCTCCTCTCCTCTGGAGGAGGGCGAGCTGATCTGGCAGGACTGGAGGACGAAGGAGCGGGAGCTTCTCACCCCGAGCCGGTTCGGCGCTGCCGAGATGAAGAAGCTGGCCGCCGAGCTGACCGAGCGCGGGTTCGAGGCTCAGATCCAGCAGAATCCGTCCGAGGAGCAGGGCAACATCCTGAAGCGGACGCAGTGGCGGAAGTGGGACGAGCCCGAGCTGCCGAAGTGCCACACGCTGCTCCAGTTCTACGACACGGCGTTCGAGGCTGGCGAGGAGAACGACTACTCGGCCCGAACGACGTGGGGCGTGTTCGAGTACGAGGAGACGGCGAGCGCCGATTCCCACTGGGCAGTCCGGGGGACGAAGATGACTCGGCAGTGCGTGATCCTTCTGGAGCGCATGAAGGAGCGGATGGAGTACCCAGCTCTCCGCGCAGACGCTCTATCGGCGAACGAGCGCTGGAAGCCTGACCGGGTCATCATCGAGAAGAAGTCGTCAGGGCACGCTCTGGCGCAGGAACTCCGCCGCGCGGGCATCCCGGTGACCCGGATCAAGGTAAGCGAGAGTAAGATCGCCCGGGCTCATGCCGCCTCTCTGGTGTTCGAGCGGGGGTGCATCTGGTATCCGCCCCGCCAGTGGGCGCTCGAAGTGATCGAGGATTGCGCGAAGTTCCCCACGGGCTCGGACGACGATATAGTGGACACCGTGACGATGTGCGCGCTATACCTCCGCCGACGCTGGCTGGTGGGCTACACGACCGAGGACGGCGACGACGACATCGACCTGATGCGAGACACGAAGCCCCGCAAGATATACGGATAAGCATATGGACATGAATCAGGCTCCGCTCATGGACGCGCCGCGGTCTCCTTCGATGGAAGAGGACGAGCCGATGCAGGGGGTGCTCGAAGATGGCCCGATCAGGGTCGTCCGACGGGGCGACTCCGCGGTGGTCGACTTCGCGCCCGGTGCGGATAGGGTGTCCATCGACGACTCCGACGAGCACATCTGCAACCTCGCGGAAGGCATGGACGACACGGAGCGGAACCGCCTCGTGAACCTCGTGATCGAGCAGGTCGACGCCGACCTCGCCTCCCGGGCTCCGTGGGAGGAGCGGGTCGATCAGGCGATGCAGCTTCTCGGGATCCAGAACCGGCCACTCGATGACCTACCCTTCGTCGGCGCTTCAGCTGTCACCTACCCGCTGATCGGCGAGGCGTGCGTGCAGTTTCAGGCCCGGGCGATCGAGGAGGTCTTCCCGTCAGACGGTCCATGCAAGACGAAGATCGTCGGCAAGCGGACCCGAGAGCGCGAGGAGCAGGCTGACCGGGTCAACGGTCACATGAACTATCAGATGATGGAGGAGGACCGGGCCTACTTCTGGCACGTTGACCAGATGCTTTTCCTCCTGCCGGTGTTCGGGTCGGCGTTCAAGAAGACCTACTTCGATGCGCCGCAAGGCATGGTCGTCAGCCGGCTGGTGCCGCCCGGGGACTTCATCGTTCCCTACCTCGCGACCGACCTCTACACGTCGCCGCGCTACACGCATCGGATGGTCAAGGTCCGGGCGCAGATGGAGCGGCTGATCGAGTCTGGGTACTACCGGGACGTTGAGCTATTCAAGACCGACTCGCTGATGCACACCGACGCCGGATCCTCGAAGGATATGCTCGACGTGGCGGACGATCGGACCCCGGTGGTCCATGAGGACGACGACAGCTTCACGCTCTACGAGATGCACTGCGATCTTTCTCTCACAGAGGACCAGCTGCGGTATCTCGGGGTGTCCGACGATCCGAGCTGCGACATCGACGGCTATCCGCTGCCGTATGTCGTCACGGTCGAGAAGGAGACCCGGCAGCTCATGTCGGTCCGCCGGAACTGGAAGGAAGGCGACGAGCGGTACAAGCGCCGCCAGTGGTTCACCCATTACAAGTACCTGCCGGGCCTCGGATTCTACGGGTT